TTTAAAATGTAAACATATTATAAATTTATTTAAATTATCAATACAAAATAATAATATATATATTATTAAAAAATTAATACAAAATGGTTATACTAATATTGAAAAAACACAACAAATTATAAATTATGATATTGCAAATATTATTTCATGTAATATTTTAATATCATTTAATATATTTAAAAAAATATATATGTTAATAAAAGATATTAATGAATGTATTATATTTTTAATAAAAAATGATAAACCATTATTAGTAATAAAAAAAATATCATTATTAATGATAATAAATAAAAATATATGTTTTAATATATTATTAAAATATGCACATGAAAGAAGAAATAAAAAAATTATTAATTTTATAAAATCAAATATTTTATGTCATTAGTTTATTTAACTGATTTAATATCTACAAAAGCTGATAATACAATATTAATAAATGGAAAACCATTAACATCAGATATCGAAATAAATAAAAATGATATTAAATTAGATAAAGTTGATAATACATCTGATTTAGATAAACCAATTTCATTATTAACAAAAAAAGAACTTGATACAAAAATAGATAAAAAAGATTTATTATCAAATATTATTTTATTAAAACCAAATATTAATTTAAATCATGTTGATAATACTTCTGATTTAAATAAGCCAGTTTCATTATTACAAGAAATAGAATTAAATAAAAAACAATCAATAAATGAAAAAAATAAACCAAATGGATATGCAGGATTAGATTCAAATGGTAAAATAGATAATTCACAAATTAATTTTTTATCTCCTTTAACATTTAAAGGTACATGGAATGCTTTATTAAATATACCAATAATAGAAAGTAATATTGGTAATATTGGTGATTTTTATAAAGTATCTGTTGCAGGAACAACAAATATTAATAATTTAAATAATTGGAATATAGGCGATTGGATTATATATACTGGTAATCAATGGGATATTATTGATAATAGTGAAACTATTAATAGTGTAGCAGGCAGAACAGGTCATATTATATTAAATAAAACAGATATTAATTTAGATCAAGTTGATAATACATCTGACTTAAATAAACCTGTTTCATTATTACAACAACAAGAATTAAATTTAAAAGTTGATAAAATAATAAAAATAAATAATAAAGATTTATCATCAGATATTAATTTAACAAAAGCTGATATTGGTTTAGATGAAGTTGATAATACATCTGATATAAATAAACCTGTTTCGTTATTACAACAACAATTATTTGATACAAAAGTTGATAAAACAATAAAAATAAATAATAAAGATTTATCATCAGATATTAATTTAACAAAAGCTGATATTGATTTAGATCAAGTTGATAATACATCCGACTTAAATAAACCTGTTTCGTTATTACAACAACAATTATTTGATACAAAAGTTGATAAAACAATAAAAATAAATAATAAAGATTTATCATTAGATATTAATTTAACAAAAACAGATATTGGTTTAGATGAAGTTGATAATACATCCGATTTAAATAAACCTGTTTCTTTATTACAACAACAATTATTTGATACAAAAGTTGATAAAACAATAAAAATAAATAATAAAGATTTATCATCAGATATTAATTTAACAAAAACAGATATTGGTTTAGATGAAGTTGATAATACATCTGATTTAAATAAACCTGTTTCTTTATTACAACAACAAGCATTTGATACAAAAGTTGATAAAACAATAAAAATAAATAATAAAGATTTATCATTAGATATTAATCTAACAAAAGCTGATATTGATTTAGATCAAGTTGATAATACATCCGACTTAAATAAACCTATTTCATTATTACAACAACAATTATTTGATACAAAAGTTGATAAAACAATAAAAATAAATAATAAAGATTTATCATTAGATATTAATTTAACAAAAGCTGATATTGATTTAGATCAAGTTGATAATACATCCGATTTAAATAAACCTGTTTCATTATTACAACAACAATTATTTGATACAAAAATTGATAAAACAATAAAAATAAATAATAAAGATTTATCATTAGATATTAATTTAACAAAAACAGATATTGGTTTAGATGAAGTTGATAATACATCCGACTTAAATAAACCTGTTTCATTATTACAACAACAATTATTTGATACAAAAGTCGATAAAACAATAAAAATAAATAATAAAGATTTATCATTAGATATTAATTTAACAAAAACAGATATTGGTTTAGATCAAGTTGATAATACATCTGATTTAAACAAACCTATTTCTAATGATACTTTAAATGCTCTTAATTTAAAAGTTGATAAAACAATAAAAATAAATAATAAAGATTTAACCTCTAATATTAATTTAACAAAAGTTGATATTGGTTTAGATAATATTGATAATACAGCTGATTTAAATAAACCTATTTCATTATTACAACAACAATTATTTGATACAAAGGTTGATAAAACAATAAAAATAAATAATAAAGATTTATCATCAGATATTAATTTAACAAAAACAGATATTGGTTTAGATAATATTGATAATACATCTGATATAAATAAACCTGTTTCTTTATTACAACAACAATTATTTGATACAAAAGTTGATAAAACAATAAAAATAAATAATAAAGATTTATCATTAGATATTAATTTAACAAAAACAGACATTGGTTTAGATAATATTGATAATACATCCGACTTAAATAAACCTGTTTCATTATTACAACAACAAGAATTAAATTTAAAAGTTGATAAAACGATAAAAATAAATAATAAAGATTTAACTTCAAATATTAATTTAACAAAAACTGATATTGATTTAGATCAAGTTGATAATACATCTGACTTAAATAAACCTGTTTCATTATTACAACAACAATTATTTGATACAAAAGTTGATAAAACAATAAAAATAAATAATAAAGATTTAACTTCAGATATTAATTTAACAAAAGCTGATATTGGTTTAGATAATATTGATAATACATCTGATATAAATAAACCTGTATCATTATTACAACAACAAGCATTAAATTTAAAATTAGATAAAACAAATTTTGATTCAATATCAAGTCAAATAAATTATAATGATAGTGATTTATTATCATATTATTATTCAAATGAATCATATAATTTTTATGAAAATTTAGATTTAATTAATTTTACTTTAATTAATACTGAATCTGAATTAATAAATGCTATAACAAATAAAATAGAATTTTTAAAATTAAATACTAATATAACATTAACATCAACATTAAATTTAAATCAAAATTCAAATTTTTTTTTATATTTAAATAATTATAAAATAATAAGTTCAATAGCAGTAACAATGATAACAACAACATTGAATAATTCAAGTGTTTATTTTATTGGTCCTGGTATTTTTGAACATACAAAAACAACAAATACAACTATTGAAACAATATTTTCAATTTCAAATAATGGTACAAATTTATTTAGAATTTTAAATTGTACAATAAGAGTGATGGAATTTGGTATTATTTTAAATCAAGGTGCTTTACAAATTGATAAATGTACATTTGAATATATAGGTGCAATAAATAATTCTCATAGATATATACATATAAAAAATGTTTTAAATAATTCATATATTGATAATTGTACATTTTCTTGTCAACCAAAAAATGGTACAACTTTTTATACAAATTTTATTCTTTTTCAACCTACATCATGGACTTCAAAATGTATTTTACATGTAAGAAATAATAAACAAACAAATATTGGTGATTTAAGACAATTTTTTATTGGTGATAGTATAGGTGTAAATGTACAAAATGCTCAACTTTTATTTGAAAAAAATGATTGGAATGATAATAGTGGTGGTATTTTCTTTTTAGGTTCAAATACATTTGATAGTTTTTATAGAATTATATTAATAAATAATAAACAAGGTTCAGCTGCAACAGGTAATTTTAAAGGTATGTTTTTTGTAGATGCAAGTGGTGGTAATTTAGGTACAAAATGTGAATTTTTATATTATAACAATATATCTTTAGCTGGTAATTTAAGAAGTGATTTTAGAAGTATTTCTAATGGTTCAAATATTATTGCAGTTTCAACAACAACACAAACAACTTTTAATTTAATTGAAATTACAAAAGAACAAAAAAGTTTTTTATATTCAAAAATATTTAAACAAACTAGTAATTTAAATAAAACATTTGATAATTATCAAAATTTAAATCAAAAAAATATTTCAAATGGATATGTTGGATTAGATTCAAATACAAAAATATCTTTAACTCAAATACCAGATTTATATTTAAATTATTTAAAAGATATTAATTTTAATAATTTAATAAATAATAATACATTAATTTATGATTCAACTAATAATAAATGGAATAATTCAATTATTAAATCAGAAATAATAGATTATTCTACTGCTTCTAATATAAAACTATCAAATGTAAAAATATCTAATGGTTATACTGGATCAGGTATTCTAGAAATATTTTTACCAGCTCCAAATAATAATACTAGATTAGGGTATATTGGATATAGTACAGACTGTTTAAATATTTCTTGTGAATTACAACCAATAAAATTTTTTACGACTTCTAGTAATGATAATAATTTAATTGAAAGAGTAAGTATAAATAAATCTGGTTCAATGACAGTTGGTTCATTAAATAATGGAATAATTTATATTGGTAGATTTAATGAAACTTTATCATCAAGTATGTTTATAGGATGTGATATACCTGGTATTTCACAAAAGTTTTCTTTATCTTGTGTTCAAGGGCCTGGAAATTGGTTTGGTGATGCAGTAACAGGTGATGTAGCATTAAGATGTGCTAACGGTAGATTATTATTAGGTAATAATGCTACTTTATCTACTTTAATTTTAAATAATAAAGATGTATATATTGGAAATGGTCAAAATGCAGTAAATTTAATTATAGGTAGATGGGCAATTAATATTACAGATAATACAAATTTCCATTTTTTAAAAGATGGTAATTTAATTTCATTTATAGCTTATAATGGTTCATATAATCAAGTATCTGATAAAAATTTAAAAACAAATATAAAACAAATTGATAATGGTATAAATATTATAAATAAATTAAATCCAGTTTCATTTAATTTTAATAATGATTTAAATAAAATTAATTATGGTTTAATTGCACAAGAAGTGGAAGAAATTATACCAGAAATTGTTAATGAAAATGTATATAATATTAATAGTGATAAAAAAATAAAAAGTATAAATTATACAGAATTAATACCATTTTTAATAAAATCAATACAAGAATTAAATTTAGAAATAATAAATTTAAAAAATATAATAAATCAACGATTATAAAATATTATCTATAAATTTAAAATATTCTTTTAAAGCATATTTTCTATTATAATTATAATTAAATGATCTTGATCTTAAAGTACTAAGTCTTTTTAATTGTATATAAGTTAATGGTATATTTAATTTCCAATAATTATATACAATATTATATATTTGATTATTAAATGAAATATCTAAATCTTTCATTAATTTATAACAATAATAATTATTCTTATTAAATTGACCATATAATACTAATGAATCGTAATAAAGTTTTTCTTTTTTATATGAAACATATTTAAAAATAATTTTATTTGGTAATTTATTATTTAAAAAATAATAATATAAATTATCAATTAATAATAATTTATTAATTGATAATTCATTAGTTATTATTTTTGTTATTTTATTATTATAATTAATATAAGTATGCCAATCAATATCATAATAACAACATAATGCAATTAATTCTTCAATTTTTAAATTAAACAATACAAATTTAGATAATATCATTTTAATTATATAATAAAATAAATTAATTTCATTTTATTAAAATGTATCAAATACTTATGGACGATGAAGTATTTACATTAATGTCAAAAAAAATAACAGAATTTATTACATTATACAAAACAAATAAAATAAATTTAAATAAAGTATCACCTTCAGTAAATCCAGGTGATATATTAAATAAATTAACAAAAATAAAAAATGAGTCAGAAGATTTTAATATAATATTTAATGATTTTAAAAAAATAATATTTCCAAATATATTAAATTGGCAACATCCTTTTTTTTTAGGATATTTTCCATCATGTAATTCATATCCTTCAATACTTGGTGAATTATTATCAGCAGGTCTTGGTATTATTGGATTTTCATGGTCAGCTAGTCCATCATCAACTGAATTAGAAATGTTTTGTATAAATGAATTTATTAGAATAATGAAATTACCATTTAAAAATGGTGTTATATTAAATACATCAAGTGAAAGTATTTTAATTTCAATGTTATGTTCAAAAAATAAATATAAAAATAATGAAAATTTAATAATGTATACTTCTGAATTATCACATTCATGTGTATTTAAAAATGCTAAATTATTAAATATAAATTTAAAATCAATAAAATATGATAATAATTTTTCATTAGATGTAAATATATTAAAAGAAAATATAATAAATGATATAAAAAATGGATTAACACCATTTTATATTTTAGCAACATTTGGTACTACAAGTTTATTATCATTTGATAATATATATGAAATAGGTAAAATATGTAAAGAATATAATATATATTTACATGTTGATGGTGCATATTCAGGATGTGCAATTATATGTAAAAAATATAGAAAATTGTTAAAAGGTATTGAATATGTAGATTCATTTAATTTTAATCCAAATAAATTATTATTAATAAATTTTGATTGTACATTTTTATTTTTTAATGATAAAAATTTATATTATAATCATTTATCTATTGATCCATCATATTTAACATCTGAAAATAATAAAATAGATTTTAGAAATTATGATATTTCATTAAGTAGAAGATTTAGATCATTAAAAATATGGTTTACATTAAGATCATATGGTATTAAAAAAATACAAAAATATATTAAAAAAAAATTTAAATTAGCAAAAATATTAAAACATATATTAATAAATAATGATAAAAGAATAAATATTATTAATAATGTAATAATGGGATTAGTATGTTTTAGAATAAACAATGATAATATATTAACAGAGAAAGTATATAATTATATTAATAATGAAAATATAATGTATATTACATCATCAATAGTTTCAGATATGTATATTATTAGAATATCAATAAATAATATAAATTCAAAAGATATATTATATCAAATACAAAAATACATTTCATTTGTAATAGATAAATTTTGTAATAGATAAATTTTGTAATATATAAATTTTGTAATAGATAAATTTTGTAATAGATAAATTTTATAATTTATAATGAATTATGAATGAAACACTTCTATCAGTAATAGTTAATGATTTAACAGCATTAATATCAACAAAAGTTGATAAAAATATTCGTATTAATAATAAAACTTTAACAAGAAATATACAATTAAATAAAAATGATATAGGATTAAATCAAGTTGATAATACATCAGATTTAAATAAACCAATATCAATAATACAACAACAATTATTAAATAATAAAGTTGATAAAACATTAACAATAAATAATAAACCATTAACAAATAATATAATATTAAGTATAGAGGATATTAATAATTTATCAAATGTAAATAATACATCAGATTTAAATAAACCAGTATCATTATTACAACAACAAGCATTAAATTTAAAAGTTGATAAAACATTAAAAATAAACAATAAAGATTTATCATCAAATATTAATTTAACAAAATCTGATATTGGATTAGATCAAGTTGATAATACATCAGATTTAGATAAACCCATATCAAACGCAGTACAATCAATTATTGATACATTAATATTAACATTTAATAATAATAATACTTTATTACAAAATATAAATTCATCATTAGTTCCAAAAACATTAAAATAAATGGTTATACACTTATAAATGATATAAATTTAACAAAATCTGATATTGGATTAGATCAAGTTGATAATACATCTGATTTAGATAAACCTATATCAAATGCAGTACAACAAGCAATAAATTCAATATCAGGTAATTCAAATTTAACAAAATCTGATATTGGATTAGATCAAGTTGATAATACATCTGATTTAGATAAACCTATATCAACATTACAACAAGCATCATTAAATTATATAAAATCAAATTATTTATTAATAAATAAAAAAAATGTATCAAATGGATATGCAGGATTAGATGAATATACAAAAATTTCATATGATAATTATCCATTAATGCCATATGATACTCCAAATATTAATCAAATATTTGGTGTATGTATATTAAATAAAAATGTTAAATTATCACAATCAGATTTAAATGGTAGATTATGTTATGATTTTGGTACAGATAGATATTTAAAATTTGCACCAAAAATTTATATAAATAATGTATATTCAATTACTGCATGGATAAAATTAAGAACACATGTAAATACACATTCATATATATTAGAATTTGGTGAAGGTATATATAATAATATGATATCCGTGTATATATTTACATATAATAATATGTTAAGTTTATCATCATCACATGTTAATGGGACAACTGGATTTGGAAATGATATTTGGAGTAATACACCAATACGTTTAAATACATGGTGTTTTGTATCAACAACATATGATGGAATAAATTTACGTTTATGGATAAATGGTATAGAAAGTGGTTCAAAGAGTATGGCAATGAATCCAAATATAAATAGATTAATCAATTATGTTGGATGTAACATTGAAGAAAATTATAATTTTGATGGATTTATACAAAATTTAAATATTTATAATAATGTATTAACACAAACTGATTTACAAAATTTAATGACTAAATCATCATATACATGTTTAATATAACATGTATTATATTTTCACAATTAAATAAAAACTATTTATACATTTTGATATATTTAAAATTTTTATAATAAAATTTTTGTAAATATAAATAAATTTAAATATTAATTGATAATTTTAGACGGAATTATTAAAAATATAAAATGTTATTAACATGGTTTCTCCAGAAAAAATTATTAATAATAAATCTGATGATCAAAATAAACTTCTTATATATGGCAAGTTTTAAAAACTTTTATATTAACTCAATCTTCATGCTTATACATTACAAATATATGACTTACTTATTTTTAATCATTTAATTGTTTGTCTTATTTTATATAAAAAAAATAAAAATTAAATAATAGATTTTATATTTCTAATGCATTAATATTGACTCTTTTTTATGCATAATAGTTTTTAAATCTTGCCAATTATTTTTTTAA